GGTATTGCCCGCAACGTCAATGAGGCGTGGGTGTTTGATCGACGCAATTCTCCGGTGGACGTGTCGCCGCTGATAGCGTGCGTTGCCGCTATGTGGCTAGAATCGCAGGTGCCGCCTAACCCGCCAGAAGTTCACTTGTGGCCCGACGAGGACACCATCACCGCTTGGCAGCAAGAAGGTGAAGCACTATGGAAGGGGACTACATGACGGAGCCGATGTTCGGGAAGCCTGAGCGACTGTATGCAGACGCGCGGAAAACGGAAGCGCAGGGGGACGCGAAGCCCGCCGCGCCGAAGCCAGTCAGGGTTGAATTGGAGACTAAGCCGCAGGTCGAAGCCGTGCGTAGGGAATGGCGGGGCGGTATTTCAACGGTGCTGGAATTGGCGGGTATTACGTCCGTGTCAGTGGGCGGATTCCTGGTGTCGCCGTGGTTAGGATGTATGATGCTTGGCCTTTTATTGATCGTGCTAGGTGTCGCCACCGGATACGGGGCATAAACGTGGGACGATTAGCAGCGTGAGCATACTTGGTCGCCTTATAGGGCGTGGCGGTGCTGAGCCGGGTGCGCTAGAGCAGCGGACGCTGTATGACAGCGCGTTCGTTCCGCCACCGGGCGGCATTGGTGATGATTATGTTGGCGTTCACCGCGCCATGGCCAATTTGACGGTATTCGCCTGCGTGCGGCTACTAGCTGACACTATTGCAACGCTGCCGTGGAAGGCTTATCGGCGCGACTCAAACGGCGTGCCTAAAGAATTGCCGACGCAACCCAAGTTGCTTCAAGAGCCTTATCCGACTTTCGATTTGTTTAGCTGGAAGTGGATGGTTGTCGCAAGTATGGCGTTGCGCGGCAATTCATTTCATGTTGTGGCTGAGCGGGATCGTGCCGGTTACCCTACGTCACTGTTGCCCATGCACCCTGACTTGGTTTTCCTGGAACGACGCCCTGACGTGCTGATGTGGTTTGACCCGATTTATCGGGTGCTGGGAGAACCTATTCCTAGTGAAGATATGGTGCATATCCGTAGGTTCACCATGCCGGGTGAGGCGCTTGGTTTGTCGCCTATAAAGCAGGCGGCGGTGGCAATTGGAATGGGTCTGTCGGCAGAGCAGTATGGCTACCGCTACTTCAAGGACAGTGCTAACCCGTCAGGTGTGCTTTCCACGGACCAAGACATTGGCGATGAAGCGGTTATGCGCGTCCAAAAGAATTGGATTGCCAGCCACGGCGGTCGTAGGTTGCCCGCCGTTTTAACAAACGGATTCGACTGGAAAAGCCTCTCGATTAGTCCCGAGGAATCTCAGTTTTTAGAAACCCGGCAGTTTCAGCGCAGCGAAATCTGCATGATGTACGGTGTGCCACCCATCCTCATTGGTGACACAAAAGAGACAACGGCGTGGGGAACTGGCGTTGAGCAGATCACGCAGGGCGCAGTGACCTATACCTTTTCTGCTTGGACGGCTTGCATTGAATCTGAATTATCGGCGTTGCTCCCTCGCGGCCAATTTGTGCGGTTCGACTATAACGCGCTGCTCAGGAGCGATATGGAATCCCGGTTCAACGCGCACAAGGCGGCGATTCAGGGCACCTTCAAAACGATTAATGAGGTTCGTGCCGAAGAGGAAATGGACCCCGTTACCGGTGGCGACGTGTTGTTGCAGCCGACAAACTTTTCTGAGTTCCCCTACGACGCTAAAGCGGCTGCCGCCGCTAAAGCCCCGTTACCTGGGCAAAAGGTCACAGAAGGGCAGCCAGTAGACGGCAAGGACGACGGCAAAGTCCAAACCAAGCCAATCTCGGGTGGAGAAAACCCTCCAGTTAATGGCAAACCTGTTGGTGTAACGGCCAACTAGATGACATTCTTAACAGATCGACCGCAGAGGACTGGCATGAATTACACACCACTTGACGCACGAGAAGGGTGCGAATGCTGGGATGGCTTTTGTCGCGTGCCTGACACGGAGCCGTGCAGTCCTGGTTCTTGTGAAAAGTGTGACGACCATCGTGCAGAGCAGCAGAGCGGAAGATCGGCAACCGTGAATGGAGCAAAAATGACTGCCCTCAATAACCGGGAGCGAATTCTCGATGTCAGAGAAGAGCGCACCGGGGCTACGCCCTTTGAGTTTCGAGAGGACGTTGCCACCGGCTATGTCATTCTGCGCGGGTATGCGGCGACTTATGAGCCGTATGATTGCTACGGTGGCCCCGATGCTGGCGGCTGGGTTGAACAGCTGAACCGGGAATCATTTAAGCGCACGCTAGAGGCGCAGCCTGACGTTATGCTGCTGCTCAACCATACCGGCGCGCCTCTGGCTCGTACCAAATCCGGTACAATGACATTGACGGCTGACCGTCGCGGCCTGGTAGTAGAGGCGCGACTTGACCCCAGCGACCCTGACGTTCAGGCCCTGCTCCCCAAAATGCGGCGCGGCGACCTGGACGAAATGAGTTTTGCATTCCGGGTTAAAGACCAGGAATGGGACGCAAACTACACACACCGCACCATTACTGAGGTGTCGCTACAAAAGGGCGACGTGTCAGTGGTCAACTACGGGATGAACCCTAATACTCGGGTTTCAATTTCGGAGAGTACGGTGGGTGCCCTGGCCGCGCTTTCTCAGGGCGAACTCGCGGAACTACGCCGCGTGGATTCCAGTCTTATTAAGCGTGCAATCTCTAACCTCAACCGTGTCGCTAAATCAAGACGGGATAACAGCATGAACGAAGAAGACATGATGGACGAGCGGGAATGCAGTTGCGGCAAGCCCAACTGCGACTGCGAGGAAATGAAGAGCAAGCCCGCATTCCTAGAGCCTGACGACGACCAAGAGGGCGGGCCGTCTGACGGTGATGCCGACAACAAGAAACAGCGTGCGGCTGGCGTTATTGCAGACGTGTTTGTCGATACCGCAGATGTAGAAGACGACGAGGATTGCACCTGCGGAGAAACCCCATGCGTATGCGGTGCAGTGACCGATCCTGAGCCGATGCGAGTGGACGCCAAGCTCGCAGAAGCACTCGACCTGACACTTGCCAGTGTCTACAGCATGTCCAACGATTCTCCCGACGTGCAGATCAAGGTCAAGCAGGCCCGTAACCAACTTGACCAGTTACGCGGCATCAAGGAAGGAACCAGTGCAGTAGACGCTCAGTTGGCCAGTCTCCGTAAAGAGTGCGGCCTGCCCGATACTGCACGGCTTGATGAGGCATTTGATTATCTGAGGGCCAATGCCGCCGACCCAGGTCACTGGCAGACACACCTTTCTGTACATGGTGACGACGAGTAATCCTCAAAGTTGTGGACCTACTAGAGCTCTGGCACTCCGCTAGCTGGCAAACCGTTTTCGATCACGTTCTGCTAGTTATTGGCGCGGTCGGTGTAGCTGCAATACCAAGCTATTTTGCCCACCGGAACCATAAGGGCATTAAGGCTGTTCAGGATCAAGTAAAGAACGCGCACACGACTAACCTCAGAGATGACATTGACCGGGTGAGCACTGCAGTGCAAACAGTTCAGTCGGACTTGCGCGGTTTACGGCAGGACGTTGCCGTTGAAGAAGGACACCGCCGTCACCAAATTTCAGAGATTCGAGAATATCAGCGACAACTACGCGATGACATTGACCGTAGGTTTGACGACCTCCATGCGACAGTTTCTAAAGTACGGGCACCGCAAAAGCGGCCAGCACCCCGTACAACCCTGAAAGGTAAATGATGAGCAGCGAAAAAAAGCCCAACAACAACCCGTCAGAACTATTTCCGATGGGCGGTCTTGGCGGCAAGATATTCAATGGTGTGAACAAGATTTTGGGTCTGTTCAAAAAAAAGTAGTTGTTTCAATCGCGGTTTTGTTTGTCGTCTTGCAAATCTCTGTGTAACCTATCCCTAGGTCAATAGCCGCGACGAGCGTGAGGCCGCTGGGCAATAGCCGCGACGAGCGTGAGTCCTTTACCGCAATTCGTCGCCCAATTTGGGCCAACATTAAGGACTCAAATGAGTACAGAAGACCGGGGCGTAGTCGCCCCAGGTGGTATGGAGGAGTTCCTCCAGACCCTCATCAAGCGTCGTAGCCAAATCTCGGAAGAGCGCGCTCGCGCACAGCAAAAGGGCGAGGCCGTCCTGTTGCTGGCCAAGGAGCAGGGCCGCGACAAGCTCGAAAGCCAAGAGGACAACGAGTTCCGCAAGTACATGGACGAGATGAAGCTCAAGGGAGCGGAAATCGTCGGGCTGGACGAGCGGATCGAAGAAATTCGTTCCGAGGTTGAGCGCAGCGGCCAGATCAACGCCAACCTGTCGAAGATTCGTAAGGCAGAAGGCACCATGGCCAAGGTGCGCGAGCAGGCCATCTACCAAAAGGGTGACCCGCGCCGGTCCTACATGCAAGACCTCATCAAAGTCTCCATGAACATGGACGGCGATGGAGAGTCCCGCGACCGGCTCCAGCGTCACGGCCAGGACGTGCAGACCCTTCCTGAGTACACCGAATACCGCGACCTGTCGCGTGTTGACGGCCAGGGCGGATACGCAGTTCCTCCTGCGTGGTTGATGGATCAGTACGTCGAGCTTGCTCGGCCCGGTCGTGCGTTTGCCAACCTTGTGCAGCGTTCGGCTCTGCCTGGCGGCACCGACTCCATCAACATCCCGAAGCTCCTGACGGGTACAAACGTCGGCGTGCAGAATGGCGACAACACCGCCGTTACGCAGACCGACCTGACCGACGAGTACATCACGGCACCTGTGCGGACCATCGCTGGTCAGCAGGGTATCGCGATCCAGCTCATCGATCAGTCCCCGATTGCCTTCGACGACGTGGTGTTTAGGGACTTGACGGCTGCCCATGCCGCCAAGACCGACACCCAGGTCATCCAGGGCACCGGTTCGTCGGGCCAGGTTCTGGGCGTGCTGGGCACCAGCGGCGTGGGTTCGGTCGCACCGACCGACAACACGGTGAAGGCTGCTTACGCGGCAATCGCCAACGCCGTACAGCAGGTCCACTCGACGCGGTACATGCCGCCCGAGGTGATCGTGATGCACCCGCGTCGTTGGGGCTGGTTCCTGGCGAGTGTGGATCAGCAGGACCGCCCGCTGTTCCTCCCCGCCGCCAACAGCCCGTACAACGCTGCTGGCATCCTCACGTC